ATCCCCAATATGGGGGATCGAGATAGAACAGCGTGTCCGGCCGATCGTAGCGGGCAATCAGCTGGTCGAAGGGCAGGCGCTCGATCACCACGCCCGACAGGCGCTCGTGCACCTCCTCCAGCGTCGCTTGCAGCTTCGTCACATCGAAGCGGGCAGGGGTGCCCGGCGCCACGCCGAAGTTGCGGCCGGAGATCTTCCCGCCAAAGGCGGTGCGCTGCAGGTAGAGGAAGCGCGCCGCGCGCTCCAGGTCGGTCAGGGTGTCGGCATTGGCGGAAAGCAGCCGTTCGAACTCCGCCCGGCTGGTGAGCTGCCAGCGCAGCATGTCCATCAGCGCGACGTAGTGGCGCTGCAGCACCCGGAACAGGTTCGCGACATCGGTGCTGATGTCGTTGATCACCTCCGCCCGGGCGCGGAAGGGCCGGCGCAGGAAGATCCCGCCCATGCCGATAAACGGCTCCACATAGGTCGCGTGCGGGATCTCGGCGAGGCGCGCGACGATGCGGCGCGCCAGGTTGCGCTTGCCGCCGAGGTAGGGGGCAGGAGGCGAAGCCGGGCGGGCCGGCACCAGGATGGTCATGGGAAGATCTCTCCAATGGAGGCAACAGCGTGCCTCTTGTTCGCGTTATGTTCTCAGTAGTAGAAAAGCGGACCCCCACTGGAGACGCCCGATGGCCACCAGGAAGAAGACCAGTGCCGCTCCCCGCCAGGAAGCCCCCCGCCCGGCGCCGACCAACCCGACCCGGCCGCCGGAGCCGGGCCCGATTGCGCTCAGCCGTATTGCCGCCCTGGTGGCGCGCGGCACCTCGCCGATCCGGGTGACCCAGGAAGTCGAGAGCATCGTCGCCAGCTGGCTGGCCAACGCGGCCGAGCTGGAGCGCATGGAGATCCGCGAGCGCCTGGAGGAAATGGAGGAGCTGCTGGCGGAGGGCGAGGAAAGCGCCCGCACCCAGATCGACGACATGGATCTCGACGGCCGGGAAGCAAAGGCTGCGGCCGCGGCTTCCGAGCGTGCCCTGGCCGCCTTGCAGGCTGCCCGGAGCGCCGTCGCCTCCGCCAGCCAGCAGATCTGACAGCAGCCCCATGGCCAGCCAGGAACCGCCGGGAGGCTATACCGGCGCGGAGACCACCGGCTTTGTGTCGCCGGCGGGTGACCACCTGGAGGAGGCCATCGACCTGGTCGCCGTCCTCGAGCTGCGGCGGCCGCATCGCTACCCGCTGCGCTATGGCGGCGAGCCGCTGCCAGCCTTTGGGATTCTGCCCGAGGATATCCTGATCGCCGACACCGCCAGGCTGCCGATCTCCGGCAGCCTGGCGGTCATTGTGCGGCATGGTGAGGTGCTGATCGCGGCCATAGAGCTGCGCAGCAACCAATGGTGGCTCCTGTCCGGCCGACCTGGCCGGGCGCCCCAGCAGGTCACCGATGACACCGAGCTTTGGGGCATCCTGGTCAACCTGATACGGAAACTCTGAGGGCCGCCGCATGGCCCGCACCTTCGGCCTGATCGACGGAAACAGCTTCTATGCCAGCTGCGAGCGCGCCTTCGCGCCGCAGCTTCAGGGCCAGCCGGTGGTGGTGCTCTCCAACAACGATGGCTGTGCGATCGCGCGCACCGCCGAGGCCAAGGCTCTCGGGATCAAGATGGGCGATGCTTGGCACCTGGTGCGCGACCGCGCCGAGCTGCGCCCGGTGCAGTGGTACAGCAGCAATTACGCGCTCTACGGGGATATGAGCCGGCGGGTCTACCAGGTGCTGGCGGCGCGGGTGCCGCGCATCGAGCCCTATTCGATCGACGAGATGTTTCTCGACCTGGATGTACCCTACCGCCTGCTCGGCTTCTGCCGGCGGCTGCGGGCGGAGGTCCTCCGGATCACCAAAATCCCCACCTGCGTCGGCTGGGGCCCGACCAAGACGATCGCCAAGCTGGCCAATGGCATCGCCAAGGATCATCCGGAGCTCGAAGGGCTGTGCGACCTGACGGACCCGGCCGAGCGCGCGGCCTGGTACGGCCGGCTGCCGGTCGGCGAGGTCTGGGGCATCGGCAAGCGCACGCAGGAAAAGCTCGCCGATGTCGGCGTGACGACGATTGCCGACTTCGTGGCGCTGGATGCGCGCCAGGCGCGCGGCATGCTGACCGTGGTCGGCGGCCGGGTGCAGGCGGAGCTACGCGGCACCTCCTGCCTGCAGCTGCAGGAGATGGTGGCCACCCGCAAGGGTCTGGCCTGCACCCGCGCCTTCGGCAAGCCGGTGACCACCTGGGAGGCGATGCGGGAAGCCGTCGCCTCCTATGCCGCCCGGGCCGCGGAGAAGCTGCGCGCCGACCGGCTGGAAGCCTGCCACCTGGCGGTCTTCCTGCACACGGATCCGCATAGCGACAGCGCCTGGTACTCGGCGCAGCGCGCCGCGCGCATCGAGCCGACCAGCGACACCCGGACTTTGGTAGGAGAGGCGGTGCGGCTGCTGGAGCCGCTCTGGCGCGACGGCTTCCGCTACGCCAAGGCGGGCGTGATGCTGAACGACCTGGTGCCGGCGCAGCAGCAGGCGCGCCTGTTTGCCACCCGGGATCCCGTGCAGTCGGCAAAGTCCATGGCTGCGATGGACGCGATCAATGCCCGCTTTGGCGCTGGGACGCTGCGGCCGCTGGCCACCGGCATCGCCAAGCCCTGGCGAACCCGGCAAACCCGCCTCTCCCCCCGCTACACCACCCGGCTCGATGAGATCATGCGGGTAAGCGACTTCTGAGCCTCTGTGCGCAGAAGGGCGTAGGGGTCATGGTCTCGCCGATCACCGAGGATCGGGCTGTTGCAGAAGTTCCCCTTGACCCCAGCGCCCATCCTGACCTGGACCACGCTCGGCAAGTTTGCCGAGATCAAGGCCCCGGACTGGTGGGACATTGCCCTCGAGGCGCTCTTCCCGCTGGATGGGGATGGTCCGCCGAGCATCGCCAGCTATGGCGAGGGCGAGGGGCAATCCATCGAGATCTGGGCGGTGCTGCCCCCAGGCAAAGGCTATGTGGTGTCCATGGCTGATGGGGTCAGCAACCTGATCCTCTGGCTGCAGGACCAGGCCAGCTACGTCGACTTCATGACGACGCGTGGATCAGCATGGCTGTCGCTGCCGAAAGCGACGTGACCGCGGCTGGCTGTCAGGCGACGCCGGCGTAGAAGACATGCCCGCCAATCGTGGCGGTGACCCGCGCCCCCTTGGACGTCGCCCAGCTCGGGAAGGGCTTCATGCTGGTGGCATGGTAGTGCCGGGCGCCGCCGGTGACATCGGCCGCCGCCCAGGCGCGATCGACCACCTGGCCGAGCCGCTGATAGGCGGCCGAGCTGGTCGCCAGCGCCAGGATCACGGCGCGGTTGGGATCGGCCGCGTTCCAGCAGGAGAACTGCCAGGGCCGCTGGCATTCGACGGCCGCGCCGGTACCGCGGGCCTTGGCCCGGTTGCGCACCACATGCACCACCGCGACCTGGCCGGCCTCGGCCTCGCCACGGGCCTCGCCATACAGGGTGCGGATCAGCACGTCGCGGTCGGTGCCCGAGAGCACCGGCCAGGTGGCCGCAGCAGGCGCCTGGACGGGCACCGGGGCGGGCAGGGGGGCTTCCGGCGCGGCCGGGGCCTGCGCCTGCGCCTTGCTCCGGAAGAGCCCCAGCAGGGCAGCCAGCAAGCCCGCGATCACTTGCTGCGGACCTTCTGCACGATCGACCAGGCGACGGTGGCCAGGGTCACCAGGGCGCTGGCGACCTGGATCAGGGAATCACCCTCCAGCACGCCGGCGACGCCGGCAGCGGTCAGGGCATGGCGCAGCAGGGCTGCGACAATCTGGGTCTGCATGGATATCTCCTGGGGGATCTGCGGCGTGACCCGGCCGCAGGCGGGATGGATGTCCGGCCGTGCTGAAAGGCGGCGCTACAGGTGCCGCGAGTGAATCAGTCTTTTTGCCCGCACCGGGGAACGCACGGGCAGCGGGCCGGTAGTGGAGCCTACCGCAGCGCGTGCGCGGCAGGTTCTTTCACAGCCAGGGAAGCAGTTATGGCGAACTACTTCTTCGACTACGCCGACGACGACGGCTCGGTCCCAGATCAAGTTGGCACGGAGCTGGAAACAGCCGACGACGCCCTGGCCATGGCGATCGAAACCTTGTGCGACATGGCCAGGGACAGGCGATGGAACCGCAGTCAGGAACCACTGGTCATGACGGTGAAGGACGCCTCAGGGCGCTGCCTCTACATGGTCCAGAACGTCACGTCCTGGAGCCGCCCCACCTTGTAACGGTCAGCGGCCGGAGCGCGCCGCCGGCTGGGTCAGCGGCAGGCGGCCGCCCTCATTCAGGCTGCGCACCTGGCCGCGCAGGTCGACCATGTCCTGCCGCTGGTCGCCCACCGCCTCGCCCAGGCGGCCGGTGCGCTCCTCCTGCAGATCCTGGCGCTTCTCGATCGACGCCTGCCGGCGGTCGAGGTTCACCGCATCAGCGGCCAGGCGCGGCAGGATAGCCATCTCGGCCCGCATGCTGGCGATGCTGGCCTGCACATCGGTGACGCGCTCCAACACCTTCTCGGTGCCGACCTGGACCCTCACGACCCAGATCAGGGCGGTGACGGTGGCCACGATGACCGGCCACCAGGGCAGGATGTGGCGCGGATGCCAGGGCGACAGCGGGGCGCCGCCATTCTCGACACGGTCGCTCATGCCGGTACATCCGGCGCCGTGAAGGGCAAGGCCGGCCAGACGCTCTTCGCCAAATTTTTTATCTGCGCGTAGAGCTGCGTCGACTTGCCGGCCTGGAAATACACCAGGTCAAAGATCTCGCCTGCCCAGCCGTAGCCGGCCTGAAGAAACCCAAGCTGATACGCGCTGGTCGCCAGTGCAGATGTGACAGTGATCGGCGTCGCGGCAAGATTGTCGACGTCGAGATCGAGCTGGCTAGCGCCATCGAACGAAGCGATGGCCAGGTGCATGGCGTCCCAGGCGTGGCCAAGGGAGTTGATGCTGCCATTGCCCTGCCCGAAGGTCACCGTCGCCGTCGAGCCCACGGGGTCGGTCTGGTTGCGGCGCACGCCCAGGATGCCATGGCGGTTGGTGGTGCCATCCTGGGCCCCGGCGATCACGCGGTAGGCTTCCGCGCTTTCCTTGTTCGTCGGCCGAAAGATGGCGGCCATGGTGTAGGCCTTCGTGAAATCGACCAGCTCGGCGACGCGCGTCATGCGGTTCGTCACCGCGAAGGTGAGCGCGCTGCTCAGCTCGACGTCGGGGTTCGACAGCACAGGGCGCAGAGCCGCGGTTGCTTGCGTGAACAAAGGGGTGGTGGTGGGGTTGGAGAGGTCGAGCACCTCCGAAACCCGTCCACTCACTTGCGTCACCCCCTCGGGGGCACCCCGGATCCAGCGGCGGAAATCCGACCGCGCGCGGAGGATCGTTTCCCAGTCCCGATCGTCAACCACCGGGACGAAATCACCCTCGACGGTTCCGTCCAGTTGGATCGGTGCGTAGTTGACCATCAGATGCGCTCCTCGAAAGCGGCGGCGTACTGGAAAATTTCGGGCGGGATCGGCACGCCGATGCGCTGGAACGGGCTCTTGCGGCCAGTCGGGCTGCAGAGCTGACCGCGGCCGCTGGTCCAGCCGTCGATGACCACCGTGCCATTCTCCGCGCGCGCGTAGCCGATGGTGCGGTTGGCGGCGGTTGGCGTGGCGCTGAGGGTCACCGTCACTTCATAGGTGCCCGTGATCTGCACGCTGGTGACGAAGACTATTGCGCTGTCATCACCAAAATATCGAAATCCGCGCTGCGGGTTCGGCTTGACCCAGCCGTTGCCGCCGGTTCCGGTGCCCTCATCCCAAGCCACCGGATAGGGATAGGTGAGCCGGATCACGTTATCGGTTCGGACAATGCTGGTCGGCCAGAACCGCTGCGGAAGCCCGTCGCCGAAGAGTTGGTTCATGAGGTCGGCGGCCATGCGCTCGCCGTTCATCAACTTCCCCGTCCAGATGCCGTGGATCTGATCTTCGACCCGAAGCGGCGTGTAATACATCGGCTGGAGCGAAACCAACGGGTTCGCCTTGGCGTACTCGTATTGGATCTGCGGCACCGGCATCGGGACGGATTTGTTATCCGTCACGTTGATCTGCATCAGGATGGTGCGGGGCGGGTAGGACTGGCCAGTCTTGGCCTGGCTGTCGGTCTTCACGGCGGCCATCAGCGTGGTCAGATCCACCGCGTAATTATCGCTGTCGGTCTCCCCCTGACAGTAAATATGCGCGATCACTTCCACGTCGCGCTGATACTTCTGCCGCGCTACCGCGATCATCTGGTCCAGGCCGAGCATCAGGTTCGTGTAGATGCGCGTCCCGGGCATCATGTTGGTGATCGGGTTGCCGGGCCAGTTGGCCGTCCAAACGCCCGTGCTGGTAGACGGCTTTTCATCGTCCAGCAGGAACTGCTCCAGCGCGAATGCCGTAGCGTCGGCCATGGACAGGCCAAGCTCATTGTTGGGCTGCAGCGGCGCAAAATCCGTCAGCACGTTGGGGTTGACCACAATGTTGTTCTGCGCGCCTTCCCCCCAGGTGAAGGAAAAGGCGTGGTGCGGCCACATCCTCTCGTGGAACGGGTTCTCGCCCGTGGTCCCCGCCCTGAAGGCGTTGCTCTGGCCATGGACCAAGATCACCCGGATAGGCCCGGGGCCGTTGGCCAACGCCATTTCCGAAGCGACGTCATTCCGCTGGTGAACGCTGAACGTCCGGCCCTTTTCCTGCAGCAGGGCGAAGGTCCGCCCATCCGGCAGCAGTTCCACCGAATACGGGTTAAAACCTCCACGCAGGCTTGTCAGAGGCTGCTGGCTGCTGCTGGCGCCGATCGCGTTCTTGAGGTCCTGGATCAGTTCCGGGGCCGGGGTGAGCATCGCCCGGCCCTGAGCATCCGCGCGCAGAAACTGCCGCCCGCCCAGCTCCATGACCGTCTGCCACTTCGAGAGCGGCCCGGAGCGCCGGGACTTTCGCGGGAGGCTGGCCTTGATGCCTGCCACCGTCACCCTGTTGTTGGCGTCGGGGGTCAGGAACTTCCCAGCCAGCAGCAGAGCCATCCGCGCGACGTGGCCAGGCGTCGGGACGAAGTCCAGCCGCCAGTACCGATCCCGCGTGATCGGGGCCTTGTTCTGGCCATCCCGGATCACGGGGATTACCCCGCTTGCGATCCCGCCGCCGCGGCCGGTGCTGCCCGCCGGGGTCTTGATGCCGAAGGGGATGCGCCCATCCAGGCCGATCCGGGGGAATGCGGTGAGGGCGGCCTGGATATCGGCCACGGTGGAGGGGGTGAAGATGGCCCGCAGGCGCCCGAAGACGTCCTGGTAGAGGATGTTGCGTCCGCCGACCGCGATCAGCGGGAAGAGGTTGGACAGCTTACCGGACCGCCGGCCCTGGCGCCCAAGGACCAGCTTGGCCTTGCGCGCATCGATCAGCGCGTTGTCGATCTGCTGCTCGCGGCTGCTGAGGCGGGCATCCAGCGGCTGCACGGCCGTTGCCACATCGCTGGCCACCCGGGAGGCCACCAGCTGCGCAGCATTGTCGCCAATGCGATCCCAGCGCGCGGGCGCGGTCGACCAGGCATAGACGCCGCCATCCGAAACCACGGTGCCGCTGGCCGGGTCCATATGCGTGGTGCCCAGCAGGCCAACCACCTCACCGCCCTGGCCGGCGAAGGCGCCGGGCTTGGCCTGCAGCTCGGCCCAGGACGTCGCGGTGATGCGGTCGCTGGTCTGGCCCTGCTGCAAGGCGGAGACATGGGCGTCGAGGGCAGCGGCCTTGGCTTCCAGCCTGGCCTGTTCCGGCGACCAGGCGCCGTCCTCCCAGACATAGGTCCCGCGCAGCGCGTCGTCCGGCTCGGAACGGGCCACACGCGCCGTCATGCCGGGTTCGCAGCGCTCCGGGAACTGTGCCGGGTAGCCCAGCATCTCGGCATGCGTGGCAAAGGACTTGTGGCCGCCGCGGCCGAGGCGCGCGCGGTGGGTCGGCCGCTTGGAGCCGGCAGGCGCAGAGAGGGGTTCAGCCGCGCGGGTGCCCGGGCTGTAATCGCCATCAATGGTGTCGCTCATTACATCCTCGCGGGCACCGCGCCGTACTGCTGGCTGCTGGTGACGATGACGTGGCAGGGGATTGCGGCGCCGGCGGCGTTGACCACGGCGCGCTGCGTGACGGAGATCGCGTCGACCGGCAGGCCGTAGAGATCGATCGTGTCGGGCGCTGCGCCCCAGGCGGTCGGAAAGACCAGCACGATGTAGGCGCCGGATCCGCAGTCGATCGTCGTTTCGCGGATCACGCGCCCCGTCCCGAGCGCATCCGCCAGCGCCCGGATCTCCGCATCGCTGGGCGCCGGCGAGGCGACAGCGCCGCGGTAGGAGCGCAGCCGGAAAGCCAGGGCGGCCGGCGCGGTAGCGGTCGGGTTCTGTCCCGGCGGCGGCGCCGGATCCGTGACCGTCGCGGTCCAGGCGGCCGCGGCCGTGAAGGGGCCGGGCACCGCCACGCTGGGCTCGCCCGCCGGGATTGTGGCCGTGCTGGATCCGGTGATGGTCACCGGCAGGTCCATGCGGTTGCGCGTGACCGTCAGGGTGACGGAGGCGGCGGAGGCGCCGACTTCCAGCAGGGATGGCGCGGCGGCAAAGGCCGCGATCACCGGCTCGACGTAGCTGGTCAGAGCTTCGAGGGCGGCCAGCCGATCTGCCTGGCCGTCGATCTGCGGCTGCAGGTGCCGGTTGAGCCAGGCCGTTGCCGAAGCCGCGGCCGCCGCGGCGACGGCCTGCACGGCCGAGTAGGCCGGCGTGCCGGTGCTGACCGGGATATTGCCCAGGCTGGTCGCGTCGAAGACGATCTCCGCCGTCTGCCGGCTGGGCGTCTCGATCGAGCCCCAGACCGTGAAGGTGCCGGGCAGGTCGACGGGCACCAGGCCCATCCAGGTGCCCGGCGAGATCTCCACCAGCGAGAGCGGCTGCGCCTCGCTGTCCTGGCCCACCGTCCCGGGCAGCCAGTAGATGCCCGCCACGCCCGTCGCGCCGGGCACCAGGTCCCCGGTGTTGCGGTCGCGCACGTCGAAGTAGACGGGCTGGGCGCTGCCGACTGTGGTGCGCCCGCGGTTCTTCGAGCTCCTGGGGCCAAGGCGCGGCTCGAGGATCACGTCAGCAGGCAAACTGCCCGACATGTCGGTACTCCGGATTGTGCAGGATGGCGGCGCGTGCCGCCGGAGGTGTCAGCCGATGCGGGTCAGTGTCAGGTTCATGGCGCCGTTCTGGCCGTAGGCGAGCGCGGCGCCGCTATCCTGGAACACGTTGCCCTGGACGGACTGCCCGGCGGTCATCTGCCCCACGAAACTGCAGCTGGCTCGCCCGGGCTGCGCCATCGGCGGAGCGTTGCTCCCGGCTCGCTCGACGCCAGCGATCGACAATAGCGCCGACCGGATGGACCCGGCCGCGGAGGCCGCCCAGAAGGCGTTGAATATCGCAAGGTAGATCCCGGTCTCCGGCACGATCATCTGATTGACCGGCGTGGCGGAGGCGGCCCCCAGCGTGTTGATGCCGAAGGTGTCCCAGACGATCGTGGCGCCGGTGTTGTGCGGCACGGACTGCGGCGCGGCCCGGAACAGCTGCGACACTTTTCCCGGCAGGATCTCCGCCGGCAGCTTTCCGTCGCTGTCGAGGACTGCCGTCCTGTCCGGCGAAAAGACGCCGGTGACCCGCTTGGTGGTGCCATTCGGCCAGGCGATGGCCGTGTTGTTGCCGGCGGAGGTGCGGACGATCCGGGCCCGGCTGACGGTGCTCGGGCTGCCGGCGGTGACCACCCCCTCGAACAGCTCCCAGGTCAGGCCATCTTCGCTTTCGCAGCGCCAGGTGGAGCGGTCACCGGAGGACATGCCGGCGGTAAACGGATCCAGGTAGCCGGCCGGCGAATTGCCGATCGCAAGCGCGCCGGTGCCGCCCGAGGTGGTCAGGAAGCGAATACAGGCGCCGTATCGCAACACGGCCATTAGCGGTCCTCCTGAACGGAAAGGGTTGCGGTGTGCCACTGCCCGGCCTCACCCCAGGCCTGGCGCGGCTTGGGCGCCGGGATCGAGGCCAGCTTGCCCAGCACGGCGCTGCGATCGCCGCGCTCGACGCGCGGGATGGCGAGCACCTGGCGCTGCGTGCCGGCGGAGAGGCCGATGTCTTCGAGTTGGTCGGCTTGATCCTGCGTCAAGCTCGGCAGCGTGAACTGGACCCGCCGCCGGGTCGGCTCGCCGGGGGCGTCCGAGACGGCCGGCTCATGATTGCCCTCCGCCAGGTAGGCGGGGGTGACCATCGCATCGCCGAGCCAGAGCCGCCCGAATTGCAGGTAGGGCTGGCTGCTGAGCAGGAGCAGCTGCAGGTGCTGCGCCAGCACCGTCTGGTCGAGCGTCCAGGTCCAGTAGCCGCGCGGCATGTCCAGCGGCGCCTCCCGAAAGCCCGCCTCCTGGCCGCCTGCCGCCATGGCGGAGAGCGAGGCCCGGATCACGGCGCCGGCTTCCGGCAGCAGCCCGTCGCGGGGCGCCTGCAGCACCAGCACCCGCACCGGCCGCGGCGTGCCCAGGTCGATCGACAGCCGGCGCTGCCCCGGCACGTCGCCGGCGCCGGTGCTGCGCCACACATCGCCCAGTACCGGGGTCAGCAGCGAGCGCACGCCGAGGCCGACGGCCTCGCTATCGGTATCGATCGACACGCCAGGCAGATCCGCCCAGCTGAACTCGCTCACCGCACTCGGCATCCCTACCCCCAGACCGTCAGCGTTTTGTCGTCACCGGATTCCTCGCTCGCGATGACGATCCAGTTGCGGCCGGCCAGCCTGGGATGGTCGACAGCGATGACGGCGCCCAGATCCACCAGGTGGCCGTATCGGCCGACCGGCAGGCGCCAGCGCCGGCGCCGCACGCCATGCAGGGCCAGCAGCTCGGCGGCGAGCGCCTGGGCATTGGCCTGGTCCTCGAAGCCGCTCTGCAGCGGCTCGGGATCCGTGGCCAGCGGATAGGACAGCGTGATCCCGGTATCGAAGGCGATGGCCACCTGCGCCGGGGTGCCATAGGCCGCGACCAGAGCGGAATTCCCGCTGGCGATGCCCACCAGGTCGGTCGCGCTCTGCACCGTCGCCAAGCGGCGATAAGCCACCCGCTGGCGCCAGCGCGGGGCCACCCCGGCCTGCTCTGCCGGCTCGGCCTGCAGCATCCAGCGCGCGATGGTGACCTCCGCCTCAAGGCTGTCCGGCTGCCGCAGGCGGCCTGCCACGATGCGGCCGAGCCGGTCAGAGCCCCACCAGCCCGCACAGGCGCCCAGCACCTCGTCCAGCGCCGCGGCGACCGTGCCAGAGGTCCAGGTAAAGCCTGCCGCACCCGCCGGCTGCCCGGCGAAGCCGCCAGGCACCAGGCGCTCCTCCAGCTGGCCGCCCGGGCCGCGCAGCAGGGCCAGGGCGATGCCCCCATGGGTGATATCGCCGGCGCCCACCGCATCGACCGTCAACTGCCCCTTCGGCCTGCTGGCGGTGCGGATCAGCCCCTTGGCCAGGCAGGTCCCATAGCCGCCGGCAAAGAGCGATGCCCCTGCCAAGGCCACCTCGTCCGGGTAGTCGCCGAATGGCGTCAGGGGAGAGCCCTGGTCTCGCACATCCAGGACGGCGCTCAGTGGCCGCCCGGACACCTGCCGGATCTCGTGGCTGGCCGTCAGGAGCACCGGCACCAGCTGCCGCACGATGCCGTAGACCATCGGCCGGGGCTGCCCGGCGAGCGACGCATCGCCCTCCAGGCCGCCACTGCCGGCATAGGGGGTGCTGACCGGCACCGCGAGATCGGCGGCCGCCTCGCGCAGGCCGATGCGGATGCGCGTGGCATCCGCCTGCGCCGCGCCAGTGATGCGCAGATCCGCGATCCGCCCGAACTCTTGGTAGCGGGCCCGGCGCGGCTGGCGATACGGCCCGCGGCGAATCACCGCCGGCCGGCCGGCCATCGTCCAGTCGCCAGCCACCTCGTTCAGCGCCCCGTCGTCGTTGCGCAGCACGATCTCGCCCGATTGAAAGGCAGCGCGGGCGCTATCCTCCGGCAGCACCCGCATGCTGCGCACCAGGACCGGGGGCCCCACCAGGCGGGACGCATAGGCCACGTTGGGCGCCGTGGCGTCCTCCGGCTCACCGATCCAGCCCCGCAGGCTGTAGCGCAGCACCGCCGGCGCAGGCGTCGCCGGCGGCGCGTCCGGCAGACCGCCGACCGCTTCGCCGCCGGGCATGCCGATCGAGCCGAGCCCGACCGCCAGGACCATCGGTGCCGTGCCGAGCTCGACCAAAAACTCGCCGGGCAGGTCCGACAGGTCGGTGACGGCAAACTGGCCTGGTGCGATGTCCGGGCCCGGCGGGCCGGCGCCGGGCGCCGTCTCGCCGGGGATCACCAGCCCGGTCATCGGGCCGGTACCTTCTCAAGCATCCCGGCGATCTGCACCCGGGTCAGCTGGCTTTCCGCCAGCAGACGGTTGATCGCTTCCACGATCGTCTGTGCCGTGGTTTGCATGATGCTCTCCATGGCGCTGCTGGTCAGGGTATCGACCGAGATGTTGCCGATGGTTTCGGCCAGGGAGAGCACCCGTTCCTGCAAGGCGGCATAGCCAGGACCGCTGGCGTAGTAGTCGCGCCCGGCATTCAGCAGATTGCCCGAGACCTCGGTGAAGTCGCTGATGGCGCCGTAGTCACCCGTCTGCGCCCGCGCCGCCAGATCCTCGAATTGCTGGCTGGCAAGGTTCAGCTGTGCTTCCGGCGACAGCACAGACTGGTCGCCGAACTGCAGCGACCGCACGAAGTCCGTGATGCCGCCAAGCGTCCCCACGACATTCTGCTGCGCCTGATCGCGGTTGCGCGCCGCCTCGGTCGCCGCTGTCGCGGCCATCGTGGCTTCGGTGTTGGCGAGCATCTGCTGAGCCAACGATGCCATCGCGTCGTCCCAACCAACAAAGTTGGCTGCGACGTCGCGCAGCGCATCCACGGACAGGCTGCTCAGCGCAGCAATGGCCTGCTGGTTGTAGAGATCCTCGGGGTTCCGTCCGACGTTGCGATACAGGCTCGAGTTGGTCTCGTAGTTTTCGCGAATGTCGCGCAGGCTCTGGATATAACCCCGCCCCTGCGCCTGCCACATCGCCTGGTCGTAGCCTTGGGCAACCTGGCCCCGCGCGTAGTCGACCGCCTCCTGCTGACGCTTGGTCAGCTCCTCGGTCGCCAGTCCGAGCGCGATGCTCTTGTTAATGACCTCCTGGAACGGCGCCTGCAGGTCCTTGAGCTGGGCCTCGAAGGTTTCCAAGCCAGAGCGCGTTGCTTCGAGCGGCTCCTGCATGACCTTCCAGGTATTCTCGTACCAATCGATATTCGCCAGTGTCGCGTCCGGATCTGCCACGCCGGTGCGATCGATGATGCTCCGGATGTTCGCGTCCGGCGTCTGCTGGGCTGCCTGCTGCAGCAACCTTGAAATGAAGGCCTGCGTAACCGCGGCCACGCCTTCCTCATCCGTCGCCCCGTGCAGCTGGTCCCGGCCGTCCGCACCCATGTAGACGTTGAGGCCGTCGCGGTTGCCCCATTCAACCCGGTATGCCGTCTCCACCGACCGGTTCAAACCGGTCTTCTCGCCGACCTGATCCGCCAGCTTGCCTAGCTCGACACCGATCAGCCGCGCCTGCTCCCGGTTGGCCTCGCTGTAGCGAACCCCTCCGAGGCCACCGATCACCGGGTTGCCCGGGTCGTTGGTTGTGAAGGTCGCCGCGCCCGTCATGTCGGACGGCTTCTGCCCAGGCAACAACGCGCCCAGCACCATCAGCGCCATGGCCGCGACCCAGCCATAGACCGGGACGGACATGCCAGCCATGGCGGCCGCAGAGAGCCCCGCCGTCGCAGCACCGCCGGCAGCAGAGGTATAGCCGCCCGGGCCACCACGCTGGATGCCGGAATAGGCTCCGTAGAGGCCGCCGGCCACGCCGAGGGCGCCCATGGCTGCCCCACCGTAGGTGAGACCGCCAACTCCGGCCGAACTGGCGCTGCCAGCTGCGTCGATAGAGGATTGTGCCATGGAGCCGTAGCCGGCTGCGTTCGTTACAGCACCGCCTGCATTGATTCCGCTGCTAGCGCCCCAAATCGGCGTATTCAGCGCGGCGTCCAGTCCTCCCCAGCCAGTCGCAAAGCTGCTGGTGCCGTTGATATAGCTGGTCGGGTTGATGCCGCTGAGCTTGCTGTACGCTGAGTACGCCTGCGCACCCTGCTGCGCGTAGCCGACCAAGTTGCCCTTACCATCCGTGGTGATCGGAGAGCCTGAGCCCGACGCAACAGTTGCCACGCCGCCCAGCGTTGCGCGATCGCCGCCAAAGGCTGCGTTGAGGAGCGGATTGATGATCGCCAGCTGGGATGCCTGAGAGACAGCCGCCGCCATCGTCGCCCGCCAGATAGCGCCGAACTTGATGGTTTTGGCTTCGCCGGAGGCCAGCGCCGAGACCAGCGCGTTCTGGATGGTATCGGCCGTCTGGCTGGCGAAATTCTCGACCGCCGACCAGCTATTCGCCAGCTGCCTTGTCTCTCGGGTGGCATCAGCCGTTTGCCGGGCCAGGGCTTCCGCCTGCTGGATGATCGGCTCGCTGGTGCCACCTGGTCGGCGTTCCAGATCCTGCCTGACCTTCATGGCGGCGAGCTCGCGCTCGCGCATGTCGGCCGAGGCGCCGATCAGATCCCGCTGCTTCGCCAGATATTCGAGATTGGCCTCGGAATTGCTGTTAGCTGCCAGGGCTGCGTTGTCATTGTTCACCCGCTGCTGGCGCAGCAGGGCTTCCGTAACGCCCTCCTCGGCCACCTTGCGCGCCTCGGTGCCCTTGATGCCGGCGCTGCGCACCAGCTCCATGGCTTTCTCGGCAGCCGTGGCGCGAGCCACAGCCTGTTCGCCCTTGACATAGGCGACGCCGATGCGCTCCTGGCTTGCGGTCTGCCGGTCGATCTCGGACGTCGCGGCCTTGAAGACCGCCTGCAGCTCGCGCAGCTTGTTGGCCCGCACCTCCTCCAGCTGGCCGGCGGAGGGTGTCTCCCCGGCCCGCTCCATCTGGTCGGTATAGCCGCGCACCGCCTCGTTGACGGCGCGCTGCACCGGGTCCAGCTGCTCGGCCGACTGGATGGCGTCCTGCTGCCCGCGCACGAACTCCGCATGCGGACCCTTCAGACCTTCCAGCTCTGCCCGCAGCCGTCGCGTGCCGGCCACCAGCACGTCCATGCTGGCCGCATCCAGGCCGGGGATCTGCCGTGCGGCATCGATCTGCTGCAGCGCCCGATTGATGCCGGCGGCCTGGGTTTCCCGGGTGGTATTCGGCGCGTAGGGCGAATCCTGGCCCCTGGCCAAGCGCAGCGCCTTGTCGAGCGTCTGGTCAGCGGAGGCTTCGACGCTGACCGGCGGTAGGACAATGCCGCCGGTGCCGGTCAGCTCCACCCGGGTCGCCTGCACCGTGACCGGGCCGGCGGCGCCTGTTTTCGAGAAGGCGGCGTAATAGTCCAGCAGCGAGGTGCCGTTGGCGTCGCGCCTGTTGCTTTCCCCCTGCCCGCCCGCGGCGACGAAGCGCTCCATGCCCGTCTTGCCGCCGAGATGCGCGACCGCCAGCAGCCCCTCGGCGTTGAGCCCGATGCCGCCGATCACCTTGTCAGGGTTGTCCTGCAGGATCTTCTGGACGGTCGGCATCAGCGCCGCGGTATCCAGCTGGCGCACCGCCTCCTGCGCCTGGGCATTGGCGAGGAAGTCGGTCTTACTGGTGACGCCGGCAAAGCCCGGGATGTTGAAGCTACCCTGCCAGCTATTGGCGCCCTCCCCGGCCCGCGGCGTGTAGACGCCGAGATCCTGCAGGCGGGCGGACCCGTACTGGTAGGTTCCGAGGTAGCCGTAGGGGTTTTCCCTCTGGCTGTTCCCCCCGCTCTCTTGCCGCGCCAGGGCGGTGTTGAAGTCCGAGGCACCGGCATAGGCGGCGCCGGAGGTGACCGCGGAGGTGTTGCCGCCGCCATTCGGATCGATGCGGGGCAGCCGCAGGTTGCCAACGCTCTGGATCGCGCCGACCACCGCGCCCACCAGGCGCGCGAAGTCCGTCAGCCAGCTCAGCAGGGTCGCGCCGGCGCCAGCCAACCAGGGGCCGACCGTGTCGGTAAAGCCGTCCCAAGCGATGCCGAGCTCGCGCAGCGAAGACTTCAACGGGTCGACGTCTTTGGCCGCGCCCCGCGCGCGGTCCATCACCCGCCCCAGCACCAGCTCGAAGGCGGAGGTGCGATCACCGCCGGCGACCATGGCGGCGGCCGTGATGCGCAGCTGCTCGGTCATGCCCGGGAAGCCCTGGGCAGCGAGCTGCTCGACCAGGGCGGCCGGATCCTTCATGGCCTTGCCGAGCTCGGTCGATGCGCCGGCCAGGTCGGTACGCAGCACCACGGCCAGATCGGCCGCATCCTTGCTCAGCTGCTCGAAGTCGAGCCCGCCGATGCCGGCGGCGCCGGCCGACTGCCGCAGCTGCACTTGGGAGGCTCGCGCCTCGTCCCGGCTGATGCCCTGGCCGGAAGCCTGGATGCGGCGCGCGCTGCGCTCCACCTCCTCGGCCATGGCGGCATAATCGCCGGAGACGCCGCGCAGCTGGCCGCGCAGGCTTGCAAGGTTCGCTTCCTGCGTCTTGCCGGCGATCGTCATCGCCCCCAGGGCCACCACACCCAGGCCGATCGCGATCCGGGCCGGCGTGAAGACCTGGCCCAGCAGCCCCACTGCAGCCCTGACACCGCCCACCGCATCGACGGCCTGCGGCCCCTGCTGGATCAGCGGCAGCAGGATCCCGCCGCCGGAGGAGACCTGGACGCCCAGGTCGACAAACTGTGCGGTGAGGTTCTGCACCTGGTGGCGCTGCAGGCCGAAGCTGTTGCCGACCTTGCCGCTGGAGGCTGCCAGCTCCTCATGCTCGCGGCGCATCCGCACAACCGTCTCGGACTGCTGCAGCGTCGCCGGAATGCCCAGGGAGCGCAGCTGTGCCAGCTCCTCCTCGGCGCGGATCACCTTGGCCAGAGAGGCGGCCACGGGATCGTTGGCCTGCACATAGCCGGTCAGGGCAGCCTGCAGGCGCTGCACCTCGGAGGCGTGCGCCTTGGCCGCCTGAGCCGCGGCTTCCTCGGCCGCCTTGCTCCCGTTCAGCACGCGCACCTGGTCCGCAGCGGCCGCCTCATAGCCGGCGCGCATCTTGGCGACCGCGGCCGCCTGCTCCTCGGTGACGGCAATGCCATGGGTGCGGGCAGCGGTCAGGTTTTGCTCGGCCGCCTGCACACGGGCCAGGGAGGCAGCCAGCGGGTCGTTCGCATGCACATAACCGGTCAGGGCGGCCTGCAGGCGCTGCACTTCGGAGGCGTGCTCTTTGGCCGCCTGAGCCGCGGCTTCCTCGGCGGCCTTGCTGCCGTTCAGCAGGCGCGCCTGGTCCGTGGCGGCCGCCTCATAGCTGGCCCGCATCTTGGCGACCGCGGCGGCCTGTTCCTCGGTGACGGCAACGCCATGGGTGCGGGCAGCCGTCAGGCTCTGCTCGGCCGCCTCGACGCGAGCCAGCTTGGCGGCCAGCGGGTCGACAAGCTGCACATACCCATTCAGCAAGCCCGTCAGGCGCTGCACCTGGCTGGCACGCTCCTGCGCCGCCTGATTGGCCTGCTGCATCGCAGCCTGGTCGGCATGCTCGGCCTGCGCCTTGGCGGAAAGCGCGGCAACATGCTCGTCCACCAGATCGCTGCTGCGGCCATAGGTGCCGTTCAGCGCTTCCTGCATGGCCTGGTTGGCTTCGGCCTCGGCTCGGGCCGCGCCCAGCTTGCGCGCGAGATCCTCGACCTTCGCGGCCAGGCCGGCGAGGGTGCGTTCCTGCTTGGCCTTGCTTTCGGCATCCGTCGCGCCTTCGCGCGTCGCCGCGGCCTGGGCCACCCGCAAAGCGTCCAGTGCGGTGCTGAGCGAGCGCTGGGCCTTGGTCACGGTGTCGACGCGATTGGCGATGCGGTCGATATCCGGAACCGCCCGCGCCGCCTGCGTGCCGGTCTCGGCCATCGCCTTGCCAAACTGGCGGGCCGTCTCCGCGACCGTCTTCCCCTTGCCCTCGAAGGCATCCATCTGGCCGGCAATCACCTCCAGCGGACCTGACATGCCGTCGCGAAGCTCGGTCTCGACACGGTAGCGGTCGACCACCTCGCTCACTGCGACCATGGATCAGCTTCCTTTTTCTGAGATGATGATGGTCGGATAGGTCATGGGGACACCGGGGGCGCGATCCGGCCGGCCATTGGCCTTGGGCTTTGCAAAGCGCCGGTTCCAGCCGAGCTCCTGGTCAGGGCGGCTCGGATTCAGGCGCTTGCGGAAGGACAGGCCGCTATCCCAGCCATAGCCCTTCAGGACATAGCCGCCGGGCAACGTGACGAAATCCACCCCGGCATCGAGGCCGGGAAAGCGCCGCTGCACTGCCTGGCGCACGTCCTCGACGATGTAGGGCGGCATCTTGGTCTTCTGGCCACCGCGGTCGATCTTGCGGTGATAGTCCGCGGCGTTGGTGATCCACACCTCGACCCCAGACGGGATGGTTGCCAGCGGTGCCGTCCAGGGCTTCTTGTCGACCAGGACAAACCAGCTGTCGCGGTACTTGCCGCCCTTCACAGGGGAACGCTTCTTTGCCAGGTCGACGGCAAATTCTGCCGCCCGGGCCATCTGGCCAAAGATGAACTCGATGCGGCCCTTGTCGAGCCGCACCGTCTCCAGCGGCGCGTTCCGGCGCCCATCCACGGTGGTCTGATAGACCGTCGAGGCGCGGCCGGTGCGGATCAGCTCTGTCAGCCCGTCCCGTGCGACCGCGGCCACCCGCCGGCGCGCTTCCGCGCTCGAGGTGTGCCGGTCCACCATGACTGACATGGTCCGGCGGAAGTTGCTGCTGAGGCTCATCGCTGGACCTTGTGCTTCCGCTCCCAATCCTCGCGGAACGCCGCATCCATCTTGCGCACGACGGTGTGCAGCAGATGCAGCTCCGCCGGGGACATGCCGTGGTGCTGCGCCCAAAGGTGCAGCCTACTCCACGGGATGTTGCCGGGCCGGGATTGGATGATGGTCACACCCATTGGCGAGGACATGCCCTGCACGATGTACGGTCGCTCATCGTGCAGGCTCTGCCAGGCATTCCAGATCCAGCGATTCCCCGGCGCCACCTCGACGCGAAGTGCCCTGATCTCCGGGTCCTCAGCGAACTCCGGATAGGCGCCCCATTCGAGCTGGTGCCGGAGCGCCGCGGTCAGTTTCCCGCGGCGGCCTTCGCCTGCTCCGCGGCGCGGGTGGTGATGCGGCCGGCGGCGAGCCAGCAGGCGCGCTGCAGCTTGGCGTATTCCGGCTGCTCCAACATGTCGTGGAACTGCTCGACGCTGACCGGCTTGCCGTCATCGCCTTCCAGGTTGCGCACGTCGATCACCAGGAAGTCCCGCAGGAGGCCGGCATTGATCTCGCGGCGAACGGAATTCGGAATGCGGTCGCGGTCACCGAGGAACGGCTCGGCCGCCTTCATCAGGCGGGCATTCTGCGCGTCGACGAATTCATCCGTGTAGCCGCGGCTCATGATGTCGAGATCGCCATAGGCGGCGTCATCGACGCGGATCCAGGCGCCGTCATTGATCGCGCGGGTGTCGGAGCGGAAGGCGGAGAGCTTGGCCATGGGGTGTAATCCTCTGCGGGTAAGATTCGGGGTGCGGGACTGCGGGGTGTGGAAAGGGATGGGGCCGGCTGCACCCCGCAGCACGGCCGGCCCCTGCGCGCGCGGGCGCCGCGGCACCTGCGCGCGATCTGGTCAGGCAGCCGCCATCGCGTCGATCTGCAGCGTGCCGCCGATATCGCGTGGGTTGCCCGAGAAGCTGAAGCTGGCCAGCACCGGCTCGCCGGGGCGGCCCGCCACGATGCGCGGGTTGCGGGCCTTGCCGTTCAGCAACGTGAAGGCATAGGCATTGCCGCGGGCATCCATGGTGACGCCGGTCACCTCGCCGCCGCCCAGCGAGGAGCGGGCGCGGTCGTAGAGATCCCAGCTCGGGAAGTACATCTCCGCTTCCATGCCGGCGGTGAAGGTGCCCTGGCGCATGCCCTGGGCATCTTCGCTGCCCATGCCGTAATCGGCGGCGGCACCCTCAAGGCTGATATTCACGTTGAGGCTGCGCATGGTGGCCTGGACCTTGGTTCCGCCATCCAGGAACAGCCCGCCGAAGCCTTTGACGTTGTTGTGCACCACGCCGGCCGGTGCCGGCACCAGCGAGCTGGCGATATCGACCAGGCTCTTGACCTCGCCCTTCGAGAGGAAGGTCAGGCTGCCGGTCAGGAAGTCGCCAAGGCTCATCCGCAGCGGCGCGCCGGTGATGATGCTGCCGGGATACTGCTGGTAGCCGAGCGCGCCGAGCTTCTTGCGCAGCGTGTAGGACTTGAACATCCGAGCATTGACGAGCGACCGCCCCCGGATCTTGGCATTGCTGCCGGTCGGGGTCTCGTTGACCAGCGTGCGGCCGGCCAGGGTGATCTCCAGCGCGGAGGCCTTGGCCGCGATGCGATAGACCCCGTTGTTCAGCGGGAAGCCGCTGAGCCGGATCCACTGCCCGACCGCGGCATTGGCGAACTTCCCGGCCGTGGCGCTGGTCAGCTTGTTGCCGGAGGCGACCGCCTGGATGTCGCCGGCGACGCCGTCGATCGCCAGCGGGGTGCCCCAATCGCTGCGCAGCAAGCCGGAGAACAGCTCATCATAGGTGCCGAAGCTGAGCGCGATGGGGATGCTGCCGCCAGCGCTGACGCTGGTGGTTTCCTCGGCGGCCGCCTCGGCCAGCTCGTTGACCTCTGTCGGGCGCGCCGTCTGCTCCTGCAGCTGCATGCTCTCGCCGCCCGTGGTGCGCAGCGCGCTGTAGGGGCCGGTGGGCGACACGCCCCAGGTCACTTCCTGGGCGAGCGACCAGGTGACGTCATTGCTTTCAATACCGGCCTGAAAGCCAGCGGTGGGACCGGGCATGTGCCCTCCTCCATAGAAAAAGGGGCGCCGGAGCGCCCCTCATGGGTTGCGGGGAAAGGCCCGGATCAGGCCTTGGCGGGGGGCGCCGCGTCGGCGGCGGCGGCCTTCGCCGGCGGCGTCGACGCGACCGCGGACGGCGTCGGGACGGCGGCGGCCTCAAGCACCTGGCGCAGCGCCTCATAGGGCAGCATCGCGAAGCGGGCGTGCTCGGCCGCCTGGCGCTCGACACAGGCCGCCGCGGCCTCCGCCGGCGAGCTGTCCAGCACATCGGTGGTCAGCGAAAACAGGCCGGACATCGGCGCGGTCTCGCGCAGCAGGAAGATCTTCATGGCGATTCCTCGCGGAGGGGTCAGGCCATGTCCTGGTACTGGTAGGACACGGACAGGGAGAGGCGGCACCAGTTGCCGGCTTCGTCGTAGGAGTCTTCGGGGGCGGAAACGGTGCCGCGGTATTCCAACCCGACGATCGGCAAGCAGCGGCGGAAGGCCAGGCCGAGCCGGTGCCGGATGGCATTGCCCCGGTCGAAGCCCGATCCGCTGGGCACCATGACGTGGATGCCGATGGTGCCCTCCTCGAGCCAGGGCTCGCCGCCCATGCCGATCGGCTCACCGCCGCTGGAATGGATCTCCAGCCGGACAAAGGTGGCGCCCTTGTCGAAGGGGTCCTGCTCATTCGGCAGGACCACCAGCACATCGCCCTCTGCGTCGGCGGCCGGCAGCACGCGGCTCTTCACGTCCGCCCAAACATCCGGATTGCTCATGCGCCACCCTTGACCCAGATGCGCCAGCCGATGCGCAGCGCGGCGTCGAAGATCGGAAAGGCATTGGCGACCGTGTAGGTCAGCCCATCCAGCAGCAGCTTGTCCCGGCTGCGCGGCTGATCCGGCCAGCCATAGGCCTGCAGCTCATCGTCCAGCGTCTCCACCACCAAGTCCCCCTGCTGGACGCCGGCGGTGAAGTCCGCGGCCCCTGGGGCATGCGGAAAGCCCAGCAGATCCGCCTGGTGCTCGATGCTGGTGCTGCCGCGCGCCTGGCGCTGCAGCTGCACCAGCCGGCCGCGTGTGCGGATCATCCGCCGGCGGCGTTCAAGGCGCGCGGACATCAGGCGATGAAGACCCGGCGATAGGGCTTCAGCAGGCCGGCCACCTGCGGCGGCATGGCCTCCATGCCGGCGCGGGGATCCAGCCAGGAGGAGGAGCCGATGCCCTCCTCGCTTTCGGAGCGCAGCAGCGGGTTGCGGCCGCGATCGGCGTGCCAGGCGGTGACCAGCAGCAGGCAGGCCTCCCGGATATCCTCCGGCAGATCCGCATCGCTCGGGCCGGGCAGGATCCAGCCGGCCTCATAGGTCACCGTGACGCTGCTGCCGCGCCAGGGGCCCGGCTCGCCATCCTGCAGGCGGAACAGCAGCCCAGTCTCCGAATTGCATTCCGTCTCCGCGGGATCCAGCGCCTGGCCGTCGACCAGGATGCTGACGATCCTCACGGCAGGTCGGCGCTCCAGGATGACGGCGCCGGAGCGGAAGGGGCGCAGGCGCTCGCGCACCGTTTCCCGCCCGAAGGGGCGGGCGCAGTAGCGCGCGATCGCGGCCGAGGCGCGCTTGATCACCGTGGCGACACTGGCCTGCTGGTCATCACCGAGGCCGAGCTCCGCGCAGGTATCGGTGACCGAGGCCAGCAGCTGGGTTTCGGCCGGGGTGATGACGGTCAGCATGGCGCCTCAGATCTCGGTCGCGCCGGTGAGCAGATAGGCCGCGCCGACCTTGGCGGTGTCGGTCGCCGTGTTGCTCAGGTCGGGCGTGAACTTGGCCCGCACGTAGCGCTTGGCTTCCACGAGGTTGCAGTCAATCACCGCGGCGCCGGTCACCGTGCCGCCGGCGGTGCTGGTCAGGGTCAGCGCGGTCACGCCGGGCTCGACATCGGTCCAGGTGGTGGCGTCGTCGCTATGCTCGAAGCGCACGGCCTTGAGCGCCAGGCTGCGGGTCGCGGCCAGAACGGCCGAGCAGGTCAGCAGCAGGGTCAGGGAGGTGAAGCGCTTGGTGCCGAACTGGTCGCGCAGGTCCAGCTGGGCGGTGGTGATCTCGGTGTTGTCGCCGGCGCCGGCGGCGGTGAGCGCCGTCTCGGCGGCGGCATAGACGGGGGTGAAATAGGCCGCGTCGTTGCGGCCCAGGGCGGTGGTCAGTGCCATGGGGGATCAGATCCTGGTCAGGAGGCCGGAAACGCCAAGAGGCGCCCGGAGGCGCCTCTTTGGCAGGCTCAGCAGTCGGTCAGCCGGGCTTACTGGCCCCACTTCACCCCGGTCAGCATGCCGAAGGCCTCGGGATACTGCAGGGCGAAGTCGTGGCTCATGTCGAGCTTGATGGCCATCAGGCCCTGCGCCCACATGTTCACCTGCTGGCCATTGGCATCCTTGAAGGAAGCCTGGTCGGAGACGGACAGGCTCATGGCGACGCTGTCGCCGACCATCGCGTAGCCATGCACGCCGAAGAAGATATCGCCGCCCGCATCGGCCGGGCCGGTCACCTGGGTGGTGGTGTCGACGGGATAGCCCAACAGCGTGGGGTTGGAGCCTTCCAGCGAGGGGAAGGCCTTCACGTCGCCGACGTAGAGATCTTCCAGATACATCTTGATCGCCGGGTTCATGTACCAGGCCGCGCTGGCATCCACCGGGACATTGGCCAGCGCCATGGCCTTCAGGATCTTGCGCAGCAGCGCGCGCACCGCGGCATGATCCGGGTTGGTCCCGGCGCCGGCGGCGAACTTCATGGCGGCAGGGATGGCGAAGGCATAGCCCTTCACCTGCTTGCCCACGCCCTGGCCGTAGAAGAACATCCGGTCCTCGAACTCGGCCGCGGCGCGGGCCAGCTCGTCGCGGCAATAGCTCTCGATGCTGATGGTATTGGCGTTGCGCAGCAGCTTCTGGCTGATCGGCAGGATGGCGGAGATATCCTTCTCCGTCATGTCGATCATGCCGAAGCCGACGCCGGTCACCTGGCCCTGCTCGTTCTCGCCGACATAGGTGACCGAGGCGCCGGACTTGCCCTTCAGATAGGAGGCATTGCCCGGGACCACGCGGGCGCGCTTTCGCACGACCGTCTTGGGCCCGAACAGGCGCAGGAATTCGCCGGCCAGGGTCGGCGTGATCAGGAAGCCGCCGTCGCTGTTCTGGCTGGCGGTCTGGGCGCGGGTCAGCTCCTGGGTCACCGGGTGCTGCTCGCCATAGAAGCCGGTCGCCAGCTCCGAAGGCTGCACCTGCCCCTTGCCGCTGCGGAACAGCAGCTGCGACTGCGCATAGGAGCGCACGAAGGCACCGAATTCCCAGCCCAGATCGCGCGTCTCGGCCACGCCGGCGTGCACCGTGCTGCGGGTCTCGGTCTTAGGCGCCTGCTGCTCGGCGCGCAGGCGCTGCGCCTCCTCCAGGCGGGACACCCGGGTGATATCGGCATCCAGCGTGCGCAGCTCGGTGTCGGCCGCGTCGAAACGCGTGCGCGTCTCATCCGTCAGGTCGGCCTTGGTGATGGTGTCCATCTCGTCCAGCAGGGCGGCGCGCTTCTGCTTCAGCTCGGCCAGGGTGATGGTGCCGCCCAGCGCCGCCAGGGCGCCCAGCAGGCCCAGCGAGCCATGGTCGGACAGGGCCGGCAGCGCCGCCGACAGGGTCAGGCCGGCCGCGCTGGCCTGGCCGGGATCGAGCATCAACAGGCCGGCGAACAGGCACAGGACGGCCAGCGCCGCGGTCATGGTGCGACCACGCTTCATAGGGTCATTTCCTTGGTCAGGGTGCCGGGAGAGCTTCCCGGCCAGGGAATCAGCCGCGCAGGCGCGCCAGGCGCAGCCGCAGGGACAGGGTGTCCGCCGGCGCGGCGGGAGGGGCTTGCAGGAGCACCGAGCGCAGCGCGACCGATGTCTTGGCGTAGGCCGGCAGCGAGACGATGGAGATCTCGCTCAGGTCGGCCGAGCGATGTCTCACGCTGGTCATGCGCCCCTTGTCGTCATAGGAGCGCAGCATGTCCCGCGGGCGGAAGCCGAAGCTCATGCCGGGGAAATTCTTTGCCCGGATGTTCTCCAGAGCGTCGCGGGCGGCCTGCGTGTCCGGCAGGTCCGCCTCGAATTCGAGGCCGCTGGCGGTGTCGCGCAGGCGCAGATTGCCGGCCTTGGTGCGGGCCAGCAGAGAGCGAGGATCATGCTCCAGCAGCAGCCGCACATCGGCGCCGGAGCGCAGCGTTTCGCCGAAAACACCCGGCTCCAGCTGCTCCTCGAACTCGTAGCCGCCCCAGGAGCGAATCTTGGTCGGTGCCCGGTAGGGCGCGGCGAGGCCTTCCACCCGGCGGGTGGGCTTGCCCTCGGCATCCGTCCCGGCGCGGATCTCCATTTCCAGGAAGCGGAGCTCGATCTCCGCCGGCTTTTCGCTGTCAGGCAGCATCGCTGGGCTTTTCCTCGGGATCTGGCGTCTTGCCGGTCGGCGGCGTGAGAGCCTTGGGCGGGCCGGCAATCACACGCGCCAGCGGCACTGACGCACCGTTCATCATCAGCGTGTCGCCATCCGGATCGGGCGGCAGGTTGAAGTCCTCCCGCGCCTCGTTGGGCTTGGCGATGGCGTTCTGAATGGCCTGCGCCCAGAACTCGGTGCGGCTCTTCAGATCGCCGCGCAGCATCTCCCTCTCGTCGTGGTCGACATAGAGGCCAGAGCGGGTTTCGAGCCGCGTCAGCAGATCCTTGTGGATCGTCTGCCGCAGATCGAGCAGGTGCGGGTTGAGGCAGTGCTTGTAGTGGTTCAAGTCGAGATGCTCGACGTTGGTGAAGGTACCCTTCTCCAGGTCGTTGATCAGGTGCGCGGTGACCCGCAGCAGGCCGGCCAGCACCGATCGGTAGTGCTTCCGCGTCTCCAGCAGCTGCGCCTTCTGGCTGTCCTGCGAGATCGGATAGAACTTCGCATTGCCGCCAAAGACGCCGATCGAGCCGGCGCGTTCGGTGCCGGCATAGGCTTCCCGCACCATCTCCCGCGCTTCTTTCCCGGCTTCCGGGCTCAGCGCGCCTTCCACCGCGACGATGCCGGACAGGCTGGCGCCGTTGCGGAAGGTGCTATTGGCGAACTGGTTGGTCGCCAGGGCGCCGCCGATCGTCTCGGTCTGGTACATCTGCCAGATCGACAGGCCGTAGAGGCCATAATCAGCGCCGCGCAGTAGCGGCATATTCTGGACGTGGAACACCTCGTGTTCCAGGAACACCGCCTGCGGCCGCTCCGGCGCCGATATGCGGTAGGCACGTCGCCGGCGGCGCTGATCGTCGACATACCAGAAGGGCTGGCATAGCCCATTCTCGACGGGCAGCAGGCCCACCACCAGGCCATCGGCATCCCGCTCGATCAGCGAGTAGTGGTTGCCGTAGTGCAGCTTCTCGAAGAAGACGAGCTTCCAGAAGGCGAAGGCCGTCATGTGCGGGCACGGGCTGGAAAGCAGCACCTCGTACAGCGGATGATCCGTGGCGTGCTTCCGCTGCGCGCCGCGTTCCCGATAGAGATAGGCCGGCAGCATCGCGCAGCCTTCGGCGATGACGTTGTAGCAGGCCAGCACCGTGTCATGGGTGATCGGGCTGTCGCCGGTGACCGTGACGCCCGATGCCGTCATGCCGCCGAAGAACGGCAGCCGCTTCCAAGTGTCGAAAGTCGGCTCGGAGCGGGTCTGCTCCGCCGGTGCTGCCGCGCGCTGCGTGGTGAAGGCTGGCTCCACCCGTTGCAGTGATGCCTTGGGCAGCGGGACTGGCCAGAAGCCCATCAGGCAACCCCTCCGAAGATCTGCGAAGCGGTGAGCTTCTGGTTGGGTGGTTCCGGGTTCTTCGACATCAGGGCCACCGTGTTCAATGCCGCCATCAACGGGTCGATCTTGGCCGTACCGGCCGCCTGCTTGGTCATGGTCACGGCATTGCCACGCGGCTCGACTTTCGCGTTGCCGACCGCCCAAGCGAGAATTGGCTGCCCGCCATGCTCCAGCGTGCCGGCAGCCAGTTTGTGCTCCGCCGTCTTGATGGCGCCCGAGAGCATCCAGCCCTGCGGAATGCCAATTATCCGCTCACCGACCACACCGATCTCGGCAAGCGCGTCGACGATGGCGCCGACACCCATGGGATCGAGGCCGACCGAAGCCAGCTTGCCGGTCTCGTCCATGCGCTTGATCCAGGCGATCAGCTGCACCACGTCCTGGCCGAACGCCTTAACCACGGTGAGGTGCTTGGCCTCCTCGAAATCGCGCAGCTCGGCGGCGATCGATTTGCGCCGCTCGAAGACCGCCGGATGCGCCCAGGCATGGCACCAGAGATACCAGCGGTTCCGGTCCCCCCGGTCGCGGCCCATCATGGCCAGCGCCAAAAGATCATCCAGGCCGCCGCCATCGACGCCTGCCACCACCACATCGCAGCGGCGCAGGATCTCCTCGAAGGTCAGCGCCGGCTGCGCCCGCTGCTGCCACCAGTCGGCGCCGGCCCAGCGGTCGGAGCGCAGCGCCAGGCCGATCTCGACATTCAGGTGCTGCGAGGCCCAGCGCAGCAGCTCCTCGGCGCCGGCCAGCTTGGCGGTGTCATAGTCCTCCACCAGGCGCTCGACCGTGATCGACCGCCCGTTGTTGGGGGTGACCATGTGCCAGAGCGCCGGGTTCTCCCAGGCGGCAGGCTCACCATCGGCCTTGGGAACCGCGGCGATCGCCGCCGGGAACTCGTAGAGCAGCGGCAGCATCTTGCCGGTGGCTCTGCCGTCGCGGATGGCCCGGGCCTTGTAGAGCTCGGCCCGGAAGACCCCCTTCGGCGGCCGCTCCGACTGCGTGGTGATGAAGGCAATGAAGCCCTCGCTCTGCGACACGATGCCGCCGCGGATCTGGCCGATGACGCGGTCGGCGTCCGGCGATTCCGCGATGACGTGCAGCTCATCGATGAGCGCGCCTGCGGGCTTCACCCCCGTCATCACTTTTGGGGAGAAGGACTTCACCTCCAGGGTGGCGCCGCTCTTCCGGTGGGTGATCTTCTTCAGGTGGGCCTGGACGTGGAACAGCCGCTCCAGCACCGGATCCAGGTCGATCATGCCGGCCACCTGGCCGAAGGACAGATCCGCGACCTTTTGCGTCGGGGCCACCAGCAGGAATTCCGCCTTGGGCCGCCGATTCACCAGCACCGAGGTGAGCATCAGACCGGCGCCGCCGGTGGTCTTCGCGTTCTTCTTCGGTACCAGCAGGAACAGCTCGCGGATCAGCCGCTGCTTGGTGACCGGGTCGAGCGAGCCGTGCAGTGCCGCGACCATGTCGCGGAACCAATCGCCGCCTGCCACCTCGAAGGTGGGGGTTCCCGGTACGTCCGGGATTTTCAGGCGATTGAAGATGGCGACCGCGCGCTGCGCCTCGGCATCCCAGAGCGGCAGGGAGGGCAGGAGGCTCCTGCCGGTCCGGATGCGGTCCTCCCAATCCAGACACGACAGGTTCCAGTCGCTCAATTCAGCAGGCCGCCCCAATCACCGGCAGGCTCCTGGTCGCCGGCAGGGGGTTGGTCGCCGGCCTGGCCAGCCTTTTTCCCGCCGGCGGCCGGCTTCTTCGGTGCCTTGTCGAAGATCCCCGTCGCGCGGCCGAGATCCACCAGGGCGGCCCTCTTGTCGTAGAGCTTCACCTTCAGGGTGCCGCTCTTCGTCATGGACACCTCGGAGATCGCGCCGGCGGTCGCCGGGTCCAGGCTGTCGCTGTCCTCCACCACGATGCGGTTGGCGATTTCCAGGGTCGGCTCGCCGGTTTCCGGGTCCTCCATCAGCTGGCGAACCTCGGACATCCACTTCACCACCCGGCGGATGTCGGAGAAGGCGATCTTGCCGAGCTCGGCCAACACCATTTCCGGGGTGATGCCGGAGCGCACGGAAGCCAGTTTGCGGCCTGCCTGCAGGGCTTCTGCGACCTGAACATGCCTTAACAACCTGGAGGCCTGAACCTCCGCCGTACTGGGGCTGTATCCTGCCGCGATCGCCGCCTTTTTCCCGTTGGGTTCAATGAGATAGGCTTCGACGAACAGGCGCTGTTTATCGGTCAGCACATGAACATCCTCCACCACCCGCAGAGGGGGGCTCGAAAATCTCTGAGTGACCCCTGCGCGGTCACCCCCCCTCCCCCCCGGCTAGCGATCCGGACCCCCCAGGGGGGGGTGGGCCAGGCCGGGGCGGGAGGGGTCCTGCCGGCGGCCTGGGAGGCCGCCTAGGGCAGAGGGGTGACAGGTGGAGGGGCTGGGCTGGCACGCATCCGGGCGGCCCTGGCGGCCGCTGTCTTGGCCGTGTGGCAGGCCCCGCAGAGGAGGCGGATGTTGCGGCGGTCGAGGGCGGCGCCGCCGTCCTGCAGCTCCCGGATGTGGTCGCCGAAGATGCGGGTGCCGGTGCGGCTGCAGGCCTCGCAGCGCCGGCCGCGCTCGGCGATGATCGAGGCGATCAGGTCACGCCATTCCGGGGTCAGGTAGAAGGGCGCCGCCTTCTTCGCCGCGGGCGCGGCGCTGCGCGTGTCGATGCTGCGCATGCCCGGCATCAGCATGGACAGCTTGGCGCGCTGCCTGGGCGCGCTCAGTGGCCGCGCGCCAGGCGCTGCTCGGCCTTGCGGGCCCGCTTCGTGTGGGCCGCGACCAGCGCCTTGCGGTCGGCATCGCTCCTCGGCTTATAGGTGCGCGCCAAGCGGCGAAGCATGTGGCGATAGGCCGCCCCGGGCGAGACCCGGGTCATCAACGCACCACCAGCGTGGTGTAGCCGGCCTGGCCCTTCTTGCCGGGCAGGTGCTGACCCACCATCGCTTTGGTGATCTTCTCGCCCACGGTGTCGGGGGTGCCGACCACCTCGGCCCGGGTCAGCACCCGCTTGCCGGCATAGGCCATGTCGGCATCGCCCATCGCGGCCAGCAGCACCGGCTTCAGCTCCTTCAGCCGCTTCTCCAGCCGGTTCTTCTCCGGCGCGCCCTTGCAGTATTCCTCGGCCATGGCGATCAGCTTCGGATCGGTCAGCACCGGGTGGTTGGAGGCGGCCGCCGGCGCCGGCTCGGGCGCGGGGAAGTCGCGGGACAGCAGCTGCGAGGCAGAGGGGGCCTCGGCCTTCTTGGCGCGGGGCTTCCGGGTGGTGGGGGTGGCCATCAGGCTTCCTTCGCTTTCAGGATCCGCCGCACCTGCGTCGCGTGCCACACCTCTCCGCCGGAGGGTGGGCGCACGCCGCGTGCGGTCAGGGCCTCCGCGATCTCGCGAAGGCTGGTAGCGCCGGCGCGCTGCGCTGCCTCGATGTAGGGCAGCACGTCACCGGCATGGCTGGCTGAGCGGGTGGTCTGGGCGGCGCGGCCGCTGCGCGCCGCCGCGGTGTCGAAGCCCTCCACCAGGCGCCGGCCGCCGAGCTTCACGCCGCGCGCCTTTGCCGCCTGCAGGGCGGCCTTGGTGCGCTGGCTGATCAACCCGGCCTCGAGCTCGGCGACAGCGGCCAGCAGCGTCAGCAGGAATTTGCCGGTTGCGCCGGTTGGGATCTGGGGCAGGTCGCAGAACAGCACCCCGCCCTCGCCGGATCCTTCGACCACCGAGAGCAGGAAGCGCGCGTTGCGCGCCAGCCGGTCCAGCTTGGCAATCACCAGGGCGGCGCGGCGGGCACGGCAGGCTGCCAAAGCGGCGGCGAGCTGCGGCCGGTCATTGCGCTTGCCGCTCTCGACCTCCTCGAACTCGGCGACCAAGCGGCCGGTGGGCTGCCGCGCCATGAATTGGGCCACTGCCGCCTTCTGCGCCTCCAGCCCCAGGCCGCTACGGCCCTGCTGGTCGGTCGAGACGCGGTAGTAGGCCACGAAGAGAGGCACCGAACTGGCGGCGCCAGCGGCCGCCCTAAGCCGTGGTCTGGGCATCCTGGTGCTGTTTCAACCGCAAACGGACGTCTGGGCCGTTGTCACAACGGGCAGCGCCGCGGCGGGCCAGATCGGCCGGCTCAGGGTATCCGCCAGCAGCGCCATCCAGGCACCAGGCTCCACAATTCCCTTGCTCCGCAGATGCGGCAGCAGGGTCAGCATGGCGGTCGCCCAGGCCCAGGCGGCCTCGCGCTCCTCCGGGTTGCTGCCATCCGGCTCGCGCTGCAGCTCGCCCCAGATCCGCATCACCCGCACCTGGTCGGCGGAGATGGTGCCGGCCCGGTAGGCACGGTCGAGGCACCGAAGCACGTCTTCAGGGTCGCAGGGGCGCGCGACCAAGCCTTCCCGGAAGCCGATCCCGGCACCATCGCGGCGCGCCACCAGGGCGGCCATGGTCCAGAACCATGCATCGTCAGGGGAAGAGAAGGGTCGCGCGCCCCCGGCCGCACCCTCGGGTGCGTCGGCGGGAACGGTCATGCAGGGGGGGGTGTCCGGTAGGGGGCCGCAGCCCCAGAAACGACAAAGCGCCCGGGCCGTGGGGCCTCGGGCGCTTATCGGGTCAGCATAGTTGTTTCTATGCCCAAAAGTGGGGCGTTTGGGCAAGCACTAAATGAACGGCATGTAATCTTTCTGCCCAACCGCTGGTCAGGCGCTGCGCTGGGCCCTCTCCTCCCGGTAGTGCACCGCCCAGCTGGCCCCGGCTAGCTGCTGGTCGTAGAGCGCCTGCTCGATCCAATCGATGCCCTGATCATGCCAGCGCTGGATTGCCTTGTGGTCGGCGCCGAGCGCCTTGCCGATCTTGCGCCAACTCCACTTGTGCCGCTCGTTCACCGGGTTCACCAGCGCCCGCATCAGCACGATGCGCCGATGCATCCGGCGCTCCGGGGCAATCAAGGTCACCCAGCGCAGCGCCTCGTCCATGCGGGTCACCTGCTTTGGCTCGGGCATCGGCGGCCGGATGCTGCACTCATCGCCGTAGCCATAGGCCTCGGCCGCCATGGCGGCGCCGTCCGGCCAGAAGCTGCGATAGCCCGAAGGGAAGCATCCTGCATTCGGCAGGGACAGTAGCGTGCGACCGGCCTCTTCAAGCCGGTAGATGACCACCTCGGCATCGTAAATCGGCTTTTCCCAGGACCCGAGCGCGGGGGTGAGAATGGTCGACATGTTCATCGCGGCAGACCTCATGCCCAGGCGTGATGCTTCGGGCACAACCCGGTCGGGCGTCGGGCGTGCTCTGTGATGCCCCTTGGCGGGGCGGCTGCTGGAAAGGACGGGCATAGGCCGACCGTGGGGGCGGTCGATTGGGCGCCGTGCGAAGCGTCGGAACGACAAAACGCCCGGCGGCCGATGGGCCTCCGAGCGCCTCCCGCCTCAACGGAGCGGGGTAGATGGCATTGTCTGGTCCAGGCAGGACAGAACTAGAAAAAGCGACCGAGGCCTTTTTCTGCACGATCTCCTCGGGCGACAGGTCCCCACCCGGCGCCGACTATCTTCCTATATCACACGATCTTGAGGCGCTGGAAGGGGAACAATTACATCTTCCAACAGAAGCTGGACGGGTTGCCGGAGGTCGTGGGGGAGTTTCTAGTGGGTTACCTGGGTTACCCGGGTTACCAAGACGTTTTACCATTATATATCAACAGCATACGTCTTCGGAGGTGGGTTACCTTTTCACCCTGACCGGGTTACCTGGGTTACCTGCCAACCTCCGGCAGGTAACCCAGTAACCCACAGGTGACGCCGGAGGGTTACCCGTTGCGGCCGGAAATGCGGAGGCGGAACAGTGGCTTGCAAGGCAGGTAACCCAGTAACCCAGGTAACCCGCCGAAAAGCAGAGCCCGATTACTCCACCTCCTCGCCGCCTTCCGGATCTGCCTGCCCCATGATGTGGCCAGGCACGCGGTACACTCGCACGCTGCCTTCCCCAGGGATCTTCACCAGATCAGCAGGGTGCCGCGTGGTGCCGCCTACCAGCAGCTGCCGCTGCCGCATGACCGCCGTCACCTTCTTGGGGTCCATCCCTTTGCAGACATCCGTCTTCCAGATTGAGGTGAGGATCAGGTACTCCCAGCCCTCCCCGTTCGCTGCCCGGCGCCGCCATCCGGCCCGGTTGTGGGTCCGCTGCCCCAACTCGTAGGGGGCCACCGGCTCGCCGGAGGCATCCTTGCCGATAGGGGTGAAGCGGCTCTCCCCGTGGCTCTCGATGAACGCCTGCACCTGCGCAACAGCCTGGTCGTCTTCACTGGCGCCGATGCCGCCCCGGTCCTCCAGCCACAACTTGAACATCGCGACGGCCGCGGCCATCGCCTCGCCCTTTGGCCAGGGGAGCACGCCCCATTCGATACCCAGCTCGCCTGCCGCCCCAGTCAGCGCCAGACGGTCAGCCACATTGCGCACTTGGCCGGCTGCCTCCGCGGGAACGTGGCGCTTGGCGAATTCCAGCTGCGCATTCTTCAGCCGGGCTTCCAGCTTCTTCGGGTCGCGGGTGCGGGCGCGCACCAGGTTGGACAGGAAAGCCCGGCCGGCCGTGCCATAGTACGTCTTCGAGGCCTGCTCCAACTGCTTCACCAGCTGGGCCGAACTCGGGAGGCCGTGCCGGTTCTGCACCACCCCCATGGTGGCGCCGTCATGCATCACGCCGGCATCGGCCGGCAGGTTCAGCAGTCTCACCTCAAGGCCGGCCATCATTTTCTTGCCCGCCTCGGCCATCTTGGCGCCCAGAGAGATTTCCCCAGTCGACAGGAACATGGTGCGCCAGGTCTTGCTCCGCCGAGCCCCACCTTCCTTGCCTGCCCGCAGCTTCCCGCTTCCATTGGCCAGCATATAGATGGTGTCGGCCACATCGCTGCCGCTGGCCTGGCCCATCTCATCCAGGATCAGGACCGTGTCGCTGGTCTCCGAGGCTGCGCTCTCCAGGCCATTGGCCGTGGCGCGCCACTGGCGCACCTGGGCGCCGCGGGCGCCCTTCCCCCAGATGCTGCCCGCCACGAAGAGCATGGTGCTCTTCCCGGTCTTGGAATCCCCGACCAGGTGGATGCCGCCGCTTTCGCCGCCGACGATATCGAGCAGCGGGGTCGCCAAGGCGGTGCTGATGCAGAGCGCCATGCGATGGTTGCCCACCGCGTAGCGCCCCAGATGCTGCTGCCATTCAGCCAGGGAGCCCTGAGCCAGAAAGGCCCCATCCGTGGAGGCATGCTCGGTCTGCAGGATGACGGTGCTGGAAGCCGGGCCATAGGCCTCTCCACCCGGCAGGATGAAGACCGGCTTTCCCTGGGCGGAATGCCAGCCGGTGCGATCGACGCAGGTCAGGCGCCTTTTGGAGCGCACCCCGCCGATGAAGGTCTTCATGAGGGTTCTGGCTTTACCCAGCGGATTGCAGTGCAGGCCGCTGTCCTCCAGCTCCTCCGCAATGCGGTTGCCATCGGCATGCACCAGGCGCTTCGGGACCGACCACTGATGGCGCCGGTTGTCGCCATCCAGCCAGCGGATCACCAGGCCCCAACTCGTGCCGCTGCCGTCATTGGCTTCCCCCACCACCTCGAAGGGGGCGGCGATAAAGGTGGGTGACGCTGTGCTCTCACCGTCGACCGGATCCGGTGGATCGTACCAGAGGCCGTCGTCGCGGAACTTGAAGTTGGGAGGGAGCATCGGCGGATCGGCATCCGGCGCCTCCTGCAGCAGCTCCTGCAGAAGCTCCGGCGAGACGCCGGTGGGCAGGGGGTCGGCCAGATCCCAGCCCTGCGGCCAGTCCTGCGGCACCTGCACGATCTGGACTGACTTCGCTTTTTCGGCGCGTGCCCTGCGGGCCACCTCATTGGCGTAGGCCAGCCCTGCATCATCGCGATCCGGCCAGATGAAGACGTGGCGGCCGGCCAGCGGTGACCATGTGCTCTTGCCTGCCGCCTTGGACCCGCCCTGGCTGGTGACCGCCGCATAGTCGGAAAACAGCTTGCCGGCGGCATCTGCCGTCTTCTCACCTTCGACAACCAGCACTGGCGCATCAGGATGAGCGGCCAGGCGATCCAGGCCATAGAGCGGCCGTGGTGCCGCCGGCGCTTTCATGTGCCAGCCCAGGCGCTCCTGGCGCTTGCCGTCGCTGCCATCCCAGACGCGGCGGCCATAGGTGAAAGGGATGGTTTCCTTCTTGCCGCCCTCGGCCTCGAAACGAGCGACCAGGAAGAGGGGGGCACCGTCCGCATCGCGATAGGTCCAGAAGGTCTTCGCCTCACCCATGGCAGGATGGAACATCTTGCGGCGGTTCGGCAGGCTCGCAGGCGCGGGCCTTGGCTCCCAGACTTCCGGCTCCTTCGTCAGGGCTAGAGGCATGGGATGCGCTGCTCCGATGAGAGGGGCGAATGCGCCGTTGGCGCCATTCAGGTGGTGCTCAGACATGGCGCCCTCCGAGGTCGAGGCCGAGCATGTCGGCAATCTTGCGGGCGGCTTCGCCCTGGGGAATGTGGTGGATGGCCGCCGCCAGGCTGACCAAGTCGCCGCCGCCGCTGCCGGCCTCGAAATCAGCCCAGCGGCCTGTGTTGACGTTGACCTTGCAGGATCCGCCCGCCTCGCCAGCCAGGCTGCCGCAGGTCCATTCGTGACCGAGCAGCTTCCCCCCTGGCAGCCAGCGCGCGCAGAGCGTCAGCGCATGCGGCAGGGCAGCGCGTGCAATCAGATCAAAGTCGATGCGGGGCTTGCTGGGCGGCGTGGCTGCATTCTGCCGGCGACGCGCCGCTTGTGTGGCGATCTTCATGCGTCCTGTCCTTGAAAGCGCCCGCTGCCGTCCTCGCTCGGCAAGCGACGGTCAGCGGGCTGCCCCTCGCCCTTCACCCTGGGGAGGGCAGGCGAGATTGTTGCGGCGTTGTGGCCAATGCCGCTGGCCAAAGCGCCGGCGACTGCTGCGACACGCGTGAAGGAGTTGGCGGCCTCCAGCGCGTGCCGCTCCACTTCGGCGGCATCCGCGCGGCAGATGTCGCCGTCACCGAGGCCGTCCAAGAATGCTGCGGGAACATCGGCGCTCTCGCGCGCGCTCTCCGCGATCAGGGCCGCGAGCTGGGCACCGTCCTGGCGGTCCAGCGGCACCAGGCGATAACCCAGGATGCGCGCCATCTCTGCCAGCACCAACGGCTGCTGCGCGACTGCCGCCAGATCCATGACAACATCAGCAGTCGGTGACGTGTCGAGCTTCTGCGGGTGGTAATAGTCGGCGAGCTGGCTGGCGCCGACACGGGTGACGCTGGCGGCAGCGTGCAGCCCACCCACCAGCATCACGGACTGCCGGAATGCCGTCTTGATGGCGCGGTAATCCGCATCGGAATGAGGGCGCATGCTCACTGGATGAAGCCCCCGTCATGCGGAAGGCTTCCAGATGCCTGACGGTCAAGCTTGAGCCATGTTGCACCGCGCCCGAAAGGGCCCCGCACTTGGCCGAAGGCAGCCATACCCCTTGCACGAGACTGGACAATCATCGCGCAGCACTCGCCGGCAGCGACGCTGCAGGGCGCCGATAGCGCCTCTTGCTGCGTGGCACGAAGTCGTTGGCGCATACCAAGCCTTTGGTAATGCGCTCAATTTCCGCGCATCTGGCGAGAGACGGGCTCATCTCTTTGCTCAGATAGCGGCCGACTGTCGTATGGGACACGCGAAGCCTCTTCGCGAAAGCGAGGGCCGTGGTCCCGGTGGATTCCAGATATTCGGCGAGGGTCATGCGCGCACTGTGCGAAAACCGCACAGCCCGGTCAAGGTCGATGTGCGATCTTCGCTGCCGCACGCCCAACCTAGGTGTGCTCAGTAAGCACATGACGATCTACCTCAAGGAATGGCGGTTACATCTCGGCCTATCACAGGTTGGGGTTGCGAACAAACTGAGAACATCCCACACTACCTACGGGCGTTGGGAGAACGGGAAGGTGCAGCTCACTCAGGACCACATCACGAAAGTCGCAAGGATATTCGGCATTTCTCCGATTGACCTGGAGTTTCACCCGGACAGGAGAGAGGACAGCCAGAAGCTTGGTAAGGCCATGGAGCTGCTGCAGCGCATGAGCCCTGAAGACGCGGAGACATGGCTAGAGATCGGCGCCAGGATGCCCAGCGCACGCAAGTGAGTGTGCGATATGCGCACTCACCTGTTGACTTATTTTGTGCAGATATCGCACATTGATCTTCCTTCAACAGGGAGGACTGTGCGTTGTCGAAGGTTGGAGCATCCTCTGCCCACCCGCCTGACTGCCCTAGCGTAGCCGCTGCACGCCCAGCATTCCTGACAACGGCAGGAACGCTGCACGCCCCATTCTTCAGTTTTGCCAAGCGTGCCTTCGCCTCGCCTGGCATCACGTCTGACGCTTTGCTGATCATGGCTGAAATGGCCGACGAAGTTGCGGCTTCGTCCTGGCCCTGCGCTGCTCGGCAAAGGTATCGCTCCCTTGCTGGCTTGTTCCGCGCCATGGCGCCGCACCGTGCTGATGTTCCCCTTGGCGCCGATAGCATAGACACACCTTCGCCTGCTGCGCTTCGAGCTGCGGCGCGATCGCTGCGTGCCTATGGCACGGCCGATGCAGCAGGCGTCGCAGAGCTTCTGGAAGGGATGGCCCAGTCGCAGCGCGAGGCTGCTGCGTGAGCCGCCGCTCAGTGCCGGCCCTGGCGCCGCACCGCTACACCGCTGTTGTCGGCTGGGATGAGCCGCTTCAGACCTTCTTCGCCCAGATCTATGCGAACAGCCGCATCAGTCTCTGGGTCGGCACCAACTTCCAGGAACTGCCGGAAGTCGACGATCTGCAGAACGCCATCAGCAGCCATGTCGAGCTGGATTCCCAGACCCGCGCAGATCTCTTTTTCGACAGGGAGGATCGGGTATGAGCGCCGCCTCTAAATCCGCGTTTGCACGCCGCCTGCGCCGTTGGGCCGAAGAGCGCGGCTGGGAGTACGTAGGCAAAAGCGGTGTCGGCCGCATGCGCCTGCGCTGGATTGCCACGGGTTCCGTGGTGCCGGTGATGACCGCCACGCGCCATCGCGCCCAAGCGAATGCGCGCGCGGAGCTGAAGCGCGTCGAGCGCGGCATGGTGGTGCTCGCCAAGCGCGGCGGCACCGTGCATCCCGACGAACAGGCCGCCCGATGAGCCGCGCCGAAACTGCCCTCTGTGCCGCCGTCGCGCTGCTCATGGCCATCATGATCCTGGCCGCGGGCGCTGGCGATCAACCGCCCTCGCAGTCTCTGCGGGACTATCGCATCTCGGCCGAGCTCGGGAGAACCTGGGAATGAACGCCTCTCCTAGGCTGGTGGGGCGCCCTGCCACGCCGTCGCCAGATCTGATCATGCTTGCCATTCCACAGAAGATGGCGAGCACGGTGCTGGACCTGCTGGAAGATGAAGCCAATCGCGCAGAGCAGGACGTCAGGCTGCTCCGGCCGCGCAGCTCCGCCCGGGTGGGCGCCGCCGCCCGGGCCCTGGGCTGGCGGCAGCTGGTGCATGCCCTGCATTCCGCAATCCGAGACCGGGGGTTCGACCGTGGCTGACCGTGCCTCGAAATCGCTTGCTGTTCTTGTCCCGCCGCCGCCGCTGGCCCCCGACCAGGTGCAGAGCATCATCGAGCGCCTGACCCCCTGCGAGGCTGACCTCCTGCTCTGGCTACCGGCCGATCGCGAGCTGATCACCACGGCCGGGCCGATGATGCGCGTGCTGATCCGGCTGATGTGGCTGCGCAACCTGCGGCTGGTCGAGGTGCAGGGGCCGGTGGGCGAAGGGGAAACCGCGCGCCTGACCGAGCCGGGATCGGCGGTGGCTGTCGCCCTGCGCCAGGTGGAGCGGCAGCGGATCGCCTTCGCTGCCCGTGAGGGGGTGCAATGAAGGTCATCGCCTATCTTCCCGGCGGGGGCTTCGTGGTCCTCGGCCGGTGGTCGCCGCTGGACGCCATCCGCTCCGATCTGCGGGAGGTGCGGATCTGGCCCGCCGGCGAGCGCGTGTGGGGGCGGAGGCCCCTGCCCCGCGAGCTACGCATCGCGGCCCGGCCGGTGATGATCTTCCCGCTGGTGCAGATCCGCGTCCTGGGCCAGCTCGGCGCCTTCGAGACGGCCGTGCAGGATCTCTGCGGCGGCCCCTCGCCGGAATGGCTCCCTGGATGGGAGCCGGTTCCGGACTACCTGGAGCTGCGGCAGCTGGCGCAGCGGGTGGCCTCACCTGCAGCCGGGCAGGCGAGCTGATGACCCCGACCATTCAGCAGCAAGTCGCTTGCCTGGAGCGTGAGGTACGGATGCGGGAGCGCGTTTATCCCAGGTGGGTCCAGGCCGGCAAAATGACCCAGCCCAAGGCCGATGCTGAGACGGAGACCATGCGCGCTGCCCTGGAAACCCTCCGCACCCTTGTGCCGCCTGCGGCGCAGGGGAGCTTGCTACCATGATCAACCGCGACGCCCGCAGCGATCTCACGCCCTACCACGAAGCCATGCTCGCAATGACAGCGGCCGCGGAGAGCTGGCGCGGGCCTCCGGAGGGTAAATCCGCTGCCATGCTGGACGCCGCCGATGCCGTTTACCGTCGCCACGGATTGAAGAGCTTCCGGTGAAGGGCAGCCGTCAGGGGGCGCTGTTCCCGCCCCCAACGCGCGCTGCCCCGCTGAAGCGCATGCATGTGCGGGACGCCGGTAATGCCGCCGGCGGCGGCCAGGTGGTGGAATTCCAGTGCCGACGATGCGGCCTCAACAGCGGCTGGCAGACTGGCTACACGGTCAGCCAGGCGAAGCGGGGCATCCCCTGCCCCCGCTGTAATCTGCAGGCGAGCGATGCCCCCTCCCCCGACGCCACGCAGGATCCTGAAGGATGCCACGGCCGCCCTGAAGGACGGCCGCCTGCACCCGGACCAATGGGCGGTGATCGATGATCTTCTGCTGGATGGCCTGGTGGTAGAGGCCGCCGCGCATCTGGCCCAGCACGCGGCGGCCGCCCCGATCTATGCGGGGATCTACGGAGACTGACGTAATACGTAATACGGAGTTACGTCATTCAGAAGTACGGTTACAGCTCCGGCTGCGGTATAAATGGCAGGCGGATCACTGTCTCAGTCCCCTTCCCGTCTGCGCCCGGCTGAAGAACGGTGACGCTCTGATGCTCCTGCTCCTTCAGGATCTGGAGCAAGGCGGCAATCATACGGGGGCCGCAGTCAACCGGGATGACGATGAGGGTATCGTCTTGCTCGTTCCAGCTTGACCGCTCACGGATCACGAGATTCCCCTCGACGTCGTTATAGACGGCGATATCGGGGGTCACCTTGATCATCTCATCTTTGTCGTCCCAGAACCCACCTGCCGCCATCACTCACCTCCGGTACGGTGCCACCTTCATGCGCCTGCACCATGGTACAGGTGTACCATCGTACCAATTCGCCCGACCTCGCAGGAAGTGCCGGCAAACCAGCGCCGCTCCGTAATACGGTATGACGTAATACGTCATTCCGTATTACGTCATTCCGAACTACAGCGCCGACAGTGCCAGCAGGTCCCGGCAGAGAGAATCCCCCAGCTCGGGATCCAGCCCATCGTAAACTGTCTTGTCCTCCCAGCCCGCCAGCTGCGCCACGCGCGCCTTGGCATGCAGCCCTGCCAGGGTCGTTGCGGGCAGCGCCGCCACCTGCCCCTGCAGCTCGTAGACGCGGCCGTCCAGCCACTCGGTCATGCCGCGGTGCCGCTCCTCATCCGCCACGGTGCGGACATGGAAGCGGCGGTACTGCTGGGCGGTCAGCAGTGCTTGGGACCAGAGCTGGCAGAGATCCAGCAGCTTGGCATCAGGGGATGGCGGCGCGGCCGAGGCGGGCGCTGCGGCGGCCGCGAGGCCGCTGACGAACAGGGCGGCCCGGCGCGTGACGCTGGCGCGTCCGGCCGATAGAATGCGGGTAGCCATTGCTGATTTTCCTGACGGTTGTCGGTGATGGTCAGGCCGAGGGATGCGGGTACCAGCCGCGCCCTCGGCCGTAGGAATGAAGGATCTCTGTTGAGCAGAGACCCTTAGGCTGCGGACTTGCTCCCCGCGGGAAAGAGGCTGCCCTGCAAAGCGTCCATGGCGGGCACATGGATCAAGCCGAGTTCCTTCCAGACTTGCGCCGCCGCTTCCTTCCCCATGGTGACGCGGGCCTCTCGCACCAGAGCAATCTTCTCCCGGTAGCTGGGCGCCTTGTGCTCGCCCTTTCGGTTGCGGCTGTAAAACTGCTCGAACAGGATGCTGAAGCACTCGCGCTTGAAGGCTAGGAGCTGATCCCGAGCCTCTGGCCGCACGCGCTCGTGGTCGATGCTGAACAGCCAGCCGTGCACCAGATCGAGCCGCAAGCAGAGCATCTCCTGCCGCCCTCCGGCGGATGGCATCGGCAGGAGCACCAAGCCCTCTTGCAGGATCGGGTCACGCCGCATCCGATCGCGCTGCTTCTCGGCATCGATCCCGATGGCATCGCAGATAGGCGTGAGAGGGATGAAGATCCCCTCCGGCCGCTCCACTGCGAGCAATGTCGCGTCCCGGAATTCGATGGTGATGATGGTGCCGGTAGCCATAGGCACAGCCCTCCGAACATAGCCCAACATGCCCATGCATGGAGCCAAGGTCCCCCCGCTATGGGGGGCACCTTTTGCGATGCAAAGTATCACTGCATCACTATTCAGCAGTCAATGGTTTTGTGGTTCACAGCGTTTGTGATGCTGCTATGGTGGCCGCATGGCACGACCGAAAACCATGGCAAGCCGGAAGCTCGTTTCGCTACCGCCCGATATTGCGGAGGCGGTGGATGACTTCCGTTTCTCCAACCGCATCGGCACCGAAGCCGAGGCGATCCGACGCTTGATCGAGGCCGGCTTGAAGCAGCTGGCGCCAGAGCAGCCGCGCCCGGCAGAGACGCAGGACAAGGCCCCTGCTGCCTAGACTGACGTAATACAGACTTACGTATTACGTCAGTCTGTATTACGGTTGCCCATCACCATGGGGGAATCCATGCCGCAGATCATCGCACTCGCCAGCAGCAAGGGGGGGCCGGGCAAGACCACGCTCGCGCAGATCCTGCTGGCCAGCCTGGCTGCCGATGGGGTGGGCGTGGCGGCGATCGACGCCGACCCGACTGGCGCCCTCTCTCGCTGGGTCTCGACCACCTATGAAGGCCCTGCCTTCCCCTGCCACCACGAGACCGATGAGACCGGGCTGGCGAATTTGGTCAGCCACCTTGCCCAGCAGTTCGGCGTGGTGGTGGTCGACACGGCCGGGTTCGGCAACCAGGCGGCCGCCGTGGCCATGACGGCCGCCGACCTGGTGCTAATCCCTATGCTGCCCGGGGAAGCAGATGTGACCGAAGCCGAGCGGACCGTGCAACGGGTCCAGGGCCTCTCGACCGCATCCCGGCGCGATATCGCCAGCAAGGTGGTGCTGAACCGGGTGCAGGAGACGAACCTGTCCCGCCACGCGGCGACCGAAGCCGCCCGCCTGCCCCGCCTGCAAGCCAGCCTGTCCAGCCTGACCGCCTATGGCGAGATCAGCTTCAGCGGACGCCTGCCCGCCAAGGGCAAGCCGGCGGCCGAGATCGCTGCCCTGCTGGAGGAGCTACAGGAAGGTGGCTGGCTGCCTGCCGTAAAGCGTCCTGCAGCATGACGTATTACGTAATACCGTATGACAGACTGACGTCAGTCTGTGCCGGAGGCTGACGGTATGGCCCGCCCTGTCCTGAAATCCCGCCCCCCAATGGATCCGGCCCAGCTGGTCAGCGTCGCGCGGCAGGTGGCGCCGGAGCTGCCGCCTGCAACAGCGCCGATCCAGCCTGCCCCGCCGCCGGCCAAGCCCGACAAGCCGGGGATCCACACCGTGCGCATGATGGAAAGCAGCATGGTCTCCATTGCCCAGGAAGCGAAGCGTCGCGGCCTGACCCAGCGCCAGCTGCTGGCACTAGCTCTGGACGCCTTCGGGGTTCCGATGGCGGCCGAGGACCTGCGAGAGCGGGAAGTGAAGAAGCGGCGGGCCTGAGGGCCTGCTGCTTGAGCGTTGCGAACCCCAAGGGCGGCCCCTACGCTGCCTGTTCCTTCAACCCCTTAGGACTCCATGAGCCCATAAAAGAGAAAGCCCCCGGCGCGGTAACGCCGAGGGCCATCAGGACACAAAAGCTAGACGATACCGGGTACCAAACTCTGTCACGCTGATTGCAGTGGTTCATCCTGGCAGATGTTCCACAGACTTACGTAATACATCATGACAGACTGACGTAATTCTCCCCGGCATCATCCAGCCCAGAGCTTCCGAACGCAAGCCTGTTTTGCGCCTGTAGATCTGCGTCCTGGTGAACCCTGCATGACCGCACCGGCGGCTCTCCGAGGAGAGAGCATTGCCCACGCATACCCCCGCGATCCGCCCCGGATCGTCGCCGATCCCCTATGCCCATGCGCCTGGCTGCGCGGCCTCGGCCGAGCACCGTGGCGCCCTGTGGCGCCGCATGCTGGGCATCAACCGCATGCACCGCCGCAAGGGCACGCAGGGCCCGTTCACGGGCACCATGCGCCTGGTCTTCGACTGGATGCTCTGGAAGGCCCCCAAAGGCGCCGGCGTACTGATCCCCAGCATGGACTTCATCGCGCGCGAGGCGGCCGTCAGCCTGGCCAGCGTCAAGCGTGCGGTCCGAACCCTGCAAGCCTGGGGGCTGCTGCGGGTGCATGCCCGCATGCGTGCCGCCAGCTGGCCGGTGCGGGTGGGGGAGCGGATCCACATGATCCGCAAGGCCATGCGCACCAGCAACGCCTACAGCTTCCCGGCTGGGCTGCCCGATTTCAGGCAGGGTCAAACCGACCCGGTAGCTAAACCCTCAGAATATCTAGTAGCGGCATCGGCCCGGGATTGGCGCGGTCGCTGGGTGCCGGCGGCGGTGCGACGGAAGCTCGAGGAGCTGGGCAGCCAGTCGTGGGCATCGCTGGAGGAAGCGTGGAAGGCCAGGGGAGGGCACCTGGTGGGGTAACGAGCGCATGGAATGAGGCGGTATGGCAGGGAACAGAAGCCCGGCACGATACCTGCGTATTATCGGGCCGAGATGCCTCCTATGGAGAGGCCGACAGGCGTTCAACGGGGCGGGATAGGTTTGTACGGGGCGAGCTGCGGCGGGGGATCCGCTTGGAAGGCTACATGACGGCGCGTAAGCCAGGCC